ATGTGCCGAGAGAAAAAGTTGCCATTTTATTATGGGGGGAATCCTTCCATTCCGTCTCCCTGTGATGGCGAAGGCGATTCCATCGTGGTGCCCGAGGGCCAGGGTTTCGGGTCATTCAACGAGTACTTTTACCCGGTTACTGGATTCCCGTAATAGCTTGCGTGCTATCGAATGTTATTCCGTTCAATGTTTCGCGTTCTACAACGCCTTGTAGAGTGTAACGGTAGAGCGCTGTGTCATATTCCTTTTGCGTGTCGTAAGGAAAAATGGCGTCGCTAGCGTCTCCAAATACTGTGCCGAACACAAATGACCCCTGTGTTAGGCCTCCGGGAGTACCAGCTGTAGATGCAACTTGGCTTAGGCGCAGTTGAGCGCCGATGGGGGGTAGTTCCCAAACCGACCACTGGCGATTTTGCTCCAGTACCTCACGGTATTGCAGAGAATCTGTGAATGCCAGGTAGCCAAGCTTACGCCAGGTGTACTGCGGTTGGAATGGGAACGAAACGGTCATTAGGCTTTCTTCTGAGCGCGGGCCATCAGACGGGCGCCGATTGAGGTGCCACGGTTAAGTTGAAAACCCTGTTCCTGGGCAACAACTGCAGCAGCCTTCTCAAGAGCGACAGGGTTGGCAGGAACAAATACGTTTTCTTCGACTGATTTTTTCGAGAGTTTCTCGCGAACGTCCGTTTGGATTTTTTCAGCCGGAGCAGCCTCAGCGGGAACCACAGGCTCATCTGAGGGAGTCTCAACCTCGAGGTTGACGGGAGCGGAAGCTTCTTCCACCACTGGACTTTCAATGCGTCCCTCTTCGGGGGTAACTTGAATGTCGCTGGGAGCGGCGGGAGCGGCTTTGGAGCGAGTAGATCTGCGAGTCATGGTTAGCGTTTGCGTGAAAGGATGTTTTTCCAGGAGATCGGGACGATTTGCACCAAGGAGATATCTGGGACTCCCATCCAAGGGCGGGCCGCCATCTTAGAGGTACCAAATTGATGGTATTTACCGTAATCAGTGCTCTTCACGTAGAATACGTTACCTTCGGTGTATATTTGGGCAATGTCCTGCATCAGACCAGTTGCCCGCAATATTGGTTGCCCAGGATAACGTTGACCTTTCCAGTTGGCGTATTTCGGGGTTAGTTGAGCCCAGGGACGCTTATAGGTCGGGTCAACTTGTTGCTTCCAAAACTGAGGGTGATCGTCAAGAAGAACAGGTGTCCACTCCCTTTTTGTGGGCTGCCACCAGTTCAAGTTCATGGGCGTGAGCCCGTTACCTTGCACCTTGAACTTAATCATTACCGTTTCCGGGCATTTTTCTTCATTTCCTTGGCCTGATCTTCGGCGTGATTCTTCACGATTTCAATCATGGTTCGCACCTTACTCATGGGCTGAGTTTCGAGCCAATCAATCGAGGAATCCCACCTTTGCTTACACAAATGGTAGGCAACCTCCATCCAGTTTTCTACAGACAGGATTGTTTGATCGAGAAGAGCTTCCCCAACCCATTTCATAACCTGGCGAAACTGCGTCGATGTAACCTCATCTGAAGTTTCAGGATTAAGGTATAGCCGCAGAATTAATTCCATTTGACTTTTTTCGTTCTGCCTTAGAATCTGGGCTAGATAAAAGTCCTTGGGGGCAACTTCCCGAAAATGAAGAGTGGGACCATTTGGAATATGCACTAAATAAGTGAAATCCTCCTGGTCCTCAACTATTAGTTTGGGTCTTCTTCGTCAGTGCCGTTGGCTTTGGCCACCAGATCACTAAGTTTGCGGAAGTCCTTGACACCCAGGTCGAGGATCTCGTCGTAGGTAACTTTATCGTCGCCCACAATCAGACGCTCGATGATGCGCATGCCTTTCTCGACATCGCCTGCTTTGGTCAGGTCTTTTTCCATGTAAATTAGGTCGCGACCGGTCATTTCCCGGATGGTAATTTCGCGACCGTCCGTCAGGGTCGTGCTGAAGGTTTCAAGTTGGGGCATTACTTTCTTCTTGGTTGCCGGTGTGGATTCAACCGCGTCGTTAGAGATTGTTCTCATTGGTTACGTGAGTGAGATTGATCTAGTTTTACCCGCAAATCGTAGATTCGGTCTTCTAACTCCATACTGCCATACCCTGCGGGAACGGACAAGTAAATGGCATTTGCTTCTCTCCAACTAAGCTCAGCGTCCTGATAACGGCCAAGCTCGATCCGGTCGCCTACATCATCGAGCCAGAACTCCACGCAAGTTTTGCGAAATTCCGGATCAATTGGAAGAGGAAAAGCCATCAAAGAGCTCGGAGCATGTTAACTGTTTGTTGTAGGGAAAAATATCGAGAGTTGTAAGCACATTCCACAGAGGAAGGGATGATGCGATTTTTCTTGTCATACGGAACTGTCATATAGTACGTATCGTTGACTCCTTTATAAAGAACGACACCCACGTTCTCAACGCGGGATTTCTTTTGCTTTTTCATTAGATTAGCCCTTTCTGAATTGCGTTATAGCGTTTTGTGAGTTTTTCTATCGCCCCGATTTCGGCAAGCTCTGCCATTGAGTACTCAGTTCCGTTGGGTTCTTTGTCTCCACCAGGATTAGATAAAGTTTTCGTGCACTCTTTGGGCGATTTCCGAAGCCTGTCGTCAATCGCCACAGAAGAGAAGTAGGCGCGGGAAAGAGGGAGTTCGGGAATGCCTACCGCTGAATGGAAGAGAGACCAGGTGTACATGTGAGCGATTTGGAAAAGAACCGCAAACTGTTCGGCGTATCTTTCAGGCGTTTGAAACCAGATCTCGTCATGTATACTGAGAACGAAGCGGGCAGGAATTTTATACTCGGTGGTGAGCCAATGGACCGCGGTTAGCATTATCGACAGGATCTCGGCACCGGAAGATTGAATCGTCCAGTTCACTCGACCTGTTTTGAAGTCATCTCCGACAGCAGCGGGTCGCATTGCGGTTGAGATTTTGGTTCCGAGGCACGGCAGCGTTGGTACGCGTGACCGCATTGCAATCTCTTCCATGTAGTTGAAGCAACCGGAGTCAGAGCCTCCCTCATACATCCCGTTCCGTAATTTCCCTTTCTTGCCTTCCAGAATTCGATAAGCGAAATTCTTGACTTCGGTTGCAGACTTTTCAGGGTATTTGCGTCGAATGTAAGTTTGCACTGCGCGAACTCCCGCTCCGTAAAGCACCGCAAATCCTGCAATTTTTGCAGTATCCCTGTCTACGCCCGCGAGCTTCGCGAGCGCGGAATGCGGGTCTGTGCCTGCCTCCTTACTTCCACTTAAAACGTTGTAGCCAAATGGCGAGCATCCTACATAACCGCCTTCCCACTTGTCACTGTAGATCGAAGCAATCTGCATTTCTTGGCCGTCGAAGTCAGCACCCACGATCTTCCAACCACCCGGAGCTTGGACCCTGGACTTCAACTCGGTTCCAATGCGCCAATTTTTGGTAGAGCACATGGTAACCATGAGAGATTCCACAGTGCGCCGAGTTACGGTGCCATGGCAAAGGATCTCTGGCAGGGTCACCAGGGCATCTTCACCGTAGGGGTTGTGAGCGGAAATGAAGATGCGATCCATGACTCGTTTTCGCACCGAGGTCCAGTAAGAAACTGAATTCGCAATTTCAAGAGCTCGTTTTGCTTCCGGCAGGTCACTGCTCAGACGACCTACTTTCATGTCATCGACAAAGTCTTTGGATAAAACACCTCCGACATTATCTCCGGCACCCTTCGGGTGCGGGATTTTCGTTAAAACACCGTCCTCATTGTGAAAACACCATCCCATGTCTTTTGTTAGAGTCATGGGTGAGTTTTCCCACTGCAACTTGAGAAGTAAATGAGACAGGTTACTTTTTACGCCGATGTGAGTGTCAGGGTCCTTGACAAACGGGCGAACCCACTTTGGAACTCCCGCGTACTTTCCTTTCTGCGTTTTAATTTCCCAATCGAGCTGGGAGAGCCACGGATCTCGGCTGATGTATGTTTCAGGGTCTTTCGCTTCTTTCCACTCCTCGTAATACCTCCATACAAGATCCTGGCACAACGTGGTCATTTCCTTGTTGTGCTCATCGAAGACTCTCTCGACATTCTTGATCCAGTCCTCCCAGTCGGGGACGAGCGGAACGATGGAACCATTCAGGTGGTAGTGGCCACACAGTGCGGTCAGACTTGGAGTGGCATCAACATATTTCGGCCAGAGTGCCTGGAAAAGTTCGGCTGTGTAGAATGCGTCTTTCACAGCGTAATCAACGGCATCCGTCAGCATTTGACGGATTTGACTCAGGTGTGTTGCCTTCACAAAGATGTCTCTCACTGCTTTGTCGCCCGCGCCGAGCGGCTGCACGTCGTCGCCGAAGAATTTGCGAACTTCATAAACGTGGAAGTTGTAGGCGGCGACAAGAGAATTGGTAGCACCCTCGTCTAGCCATTTCGGGGCATACCTTAGCTTTCGCTTCTCTTCCTCAGTAAGGTTCTCAGGGTCCTTACCAGCCAGAACATATAGCCAGCGCTGGCCACTGGCAAGGCCAGATACGCCAATGTGTGCAGAGAGTGTGTCAAAGTAGAAGTTTTCAGGTTTAGTGCGATCGAGGGAGTATCCCTCGCGAGCACGCACGCGGTCGTAGGAAATGTTATGACCAACCACAAAGCGATTCTCACCAATGGGAATCAGATCGTGCTGATCCCACGATTCCTCTGGAATCGAAGGGTCGATTAGCTCGGAGGCAAGCCAAATGTAGGCGGCTTTAGCACTCAGAGCAGTGCCAATAATGGGGAACGCCCCGCCGTGCACGTAAGTCTCGGTGTCAAATGTGAATGCCTTTTCCAAGGGATATGGCACTGATTCAGTTTTCCATTTGCCGCAAACCTTGGTATAACGAATCCAGCCTGCCTTAAACACCAGCTCGGTTCTGGGAGGGATTTCAGGTAGTTTGCAAACTGCATAGATATCCGCATATTCTTTGTATTCGCCAACTTGCTCTTTGGCAATTGCTTCAAAGTGAGCTCTTAAATTGCCATCCTTGAGATCGGGCAACGGTAAAGGACCGTCGTAGAGATTGTCAGGGTAGTCGACGGGTGTCTGTATATCAAACTCTTTGAGCAGATTTTCTGCCTTTTGTTTGGCAAGGCGAGACATTTCTTTTGGCTTCTCCTTACCAAAAATCCTCTCGTGATTTTCTTCTGAGAGGACGGGATAACCTAAAGTCGTTTTCCGCATAGGCGTTAGGTTTTGCATATTTGCAATATATCGTGGTTTGCCCTCAAGTAAACTCAAGGAGTTACGTAATCGATTGGGGGTTGGGTTGGGTTGTCGACCACAGGGTACATGAAACTGTACTGGATGGCTTGAGGGTTGTTGACGTTTTGCGGAGGAGTGATCGCCGAGACTTGGTTCTGGTAGAACCGGTGAGGGGGCTGAGCCCACTGTGGAGCGTTTCCGGTAGTGAAGGAATGGACCACGTAGTCGAACATGGTGGGAGCGCCTGGATATACCGGATACGCAGGGGAATCAGCTCGAGTGTAGTACTCCATGTAGTTGGTGGTCCAACCTTTCATGGCAGGGCGCACTGAGGTTACAACCGGCAGGGGGGCGGCGGGAGCCAGGGGGCTGTCGGGCCAGCACCAGCCGAGCGTTCCTGCAGAGTTGGGCCCAGTGGTTGCGTAACCGTTAAGAATAATGTTTCCGTACTCGTCGAGTTCGGTGGAGGAGAAAATAGACGCAACCTCCTTCGCCATTTGTACTGTGCGTGGAATCATTGCCGTGTCGAGAATATACTCGCTTTTACCCTCCGAAATCGCAATCCCAGCATAGTTTTCCTGGGTTTTCATCGTACAAGCCAAGATTACGCGCTTCGTTGATCGCATCGAGGAGGCCTCGATCGTTTTTGAGACGGCGATGGAGACGGAGCCTCCATAGGCAATACGCTTTGGCGTTGGCCTCGTTCGGTTTTTCGCAGTATTTTTGATAGTAATTCTCGATGGTCGTAACCATACCGATACCAACCTTTGCAATCAAGTGGTCGACGGGATCCAGAGGCTGGCTATGCGCTTTTTTCATTCTAGAATGAGAAGAGTTTGAGCTCAAGTTCTCTAAGACCGGTAGTTCCATAGATTTCGTCTTTATGTTTGCGGTAAATTTCGTAAGCATCGAAGATTTTCGGGAAATTTAGGGGGCGATCACCCGGTGACTCTCGCCACAAAAGAATTTCGGGTAGTGACAACGGGATGTCAATGTCCCATTGCTCATCTCGAGCTCCGTAAATCATGGGTAGAGCATCGTTACGCCACCACTCAACCACGTAGTCAATGGCTGTGAGCCACGTTTCCGGGTCGGTAATGTGGGTGTCATACTCACTACGAATCCATTCTATATATTCGCGACCGCGTTCGACCACAATCGGCATGCTAGTGGGAACCTCACTCAGAAAATAAGCGTCTTCGTCACCTGCCATGGCACGTTCGTACACGGTAGGGAACAAGAAGGCTTCAGAAGCCAAACGGAAATCTTCCGCATTGGTGCACATGTGGCGCAAGATTGCATCGAAAATAGCGATGGTGCTTGCAACTTTGAGGTCGGTTTCGTTTGTTGCACCTACCATTGGTAAGTTGGAGTTGCCCTTACTCAAAAGCGTCAGCTCACGTTCGAGCCGACGCACTTCACGACCGAGCTCGCGTTCCAGTTTGGACTTATAGATTTCGGTTTGCGTAACAATATTGTCAAACTTCGCGTCTATCTTAGAGAGTTCGGCGTCGAAGCGCTCGACGTGAACTTTAATGTCGGAGAGCTTCTTCTTCAGTGAAGATACCGACGACCGCATACTGTTGGTTGCATGTACAATGTTGTCAGCAGTCATTAGGAAATTGGTTTGTATGTGGCCCTAAGGATGTCACCCTGAACATCGACTATATCGACAGTAAATGCAAACTGCCGCTCAGGATCACTCAGCAGGTGGAAGGAACCTTCGAATCGCTCACCATCGTCGGAGCGAAGGTAACTGTTTCCTGGAGTGGGTGGAGAGCATAAAGCGATGTCCCCGTCAAATTCGGGGTTGGCTTCAACTAAGCACTTGATAATACGATCATAAATGGCACTTGTTGCAGCCATCTCATGGTCGTTTGTAATTTGCGCTTTAATTTCGCCTTCAAGTGGCTTCAAAATTGATGCGAGACCGGTATCGAGAGTGATTTGAACTTCGCCGTTCTCAACATCAATTGTGAAACAAACCTCGTTTGCTTCGAATTCGATTTCGTCGGGATCCTCGTATTCTGCGAACCCATATTCCATCAATTCGTAAAATGAATTTTTGAGGGTTTCTCCGTCAGGACCGCCTAGGTAATTGGCAATTGCGAAGAAAACGCGAGGGTTGGCGAACAAGCGCTCCACCGGATAAAAAAGTTCAGACACGGTAGCACTCCGTTCGACGAGAATATAGTGCTTTCATTTCCCAGTAAACTGAGATTTGGTTTTACCCGTGTCTGAAGATTGCGCTTATCCGCCTGCAGCAAATGTGAACAGTAACAAGACCGACATAAGCATGCCTGGACTCAGTAGTAAAATCAATAACTCAAGGTCATGCCCTGTCATTCTTCTTCTACGATTTCGTTAACGACTGCGTGTGGTCCGATTATTCGAAAGGCGCATTCATTGTAAGCTTTGGCTGCTTCTATCTCGGTTTCGAAGGCACCTAAATAATGGCGAACGCCTTTGAATGAAAGCTGGGCCATCCACGGATGTTGTTTACTTCGCCTGCGGCTCACTCCGCGGTACTTCGAGGCGGCGTCTTTTCTCTGTGGCCGATTTGCCAAGCGCAAATAATGCGTCTTTTCGTCAATGCGCAGGTTGTAGTACCCCAAGGGAATCGTTTATAGGAGGATTTCTTCCAGTTTACTCACCTTTACGCCTTTGCCGCCGGGTTTGCCCTGCTTTGAATCCAAATTGAGTGTCATTGGTTTCTTTCGAGCCGACTTGTACGTGACAGTGAATGAATCCTCGCCGAAATGCACGAGTGTTGCTCCTTCCGGTAGAATGTTTTTGCCTTTGCTGGTCGCTCGTGCAAGGTCTTTGCCATCGAGGACCATGACTTTGAGTGTGTTTTCGAGCGTAAACACTGTGAGATAGCGGCGTGTAATCACTTCGTTCTCTCGTTTCGCGAGTTTAACTTCGCTGTACGTTGATGCCAGCGTTCCTTTGAAGGTTGCCGGCAATTTGCGGAGCGTACCGTCGGCGGTTACCGTAATGAGTTTATCATTGCGTTCTAAAGGGATCGCTCCACGGGGGCCCTTTTCTTGCGTGACGGTGCCACGCTTCATGTCGATTTTCAGGAAACGGGGTTTGGCGATTGCTGGTGCCTGTTTGGCGCCTTTTTCCACTTTGGCTTTCTCAGGCGCCTCGATAATCTCGCTTCGCGTTTTTTCCCCATGTCGCACGCTGATTTCTTTGATTTCTTTTAACATGTATGCTTCTCGCTTACTTTGGTTGCTGATATGCTCTTTCAGCCATTCGATATTATCCCAAAGCGCGTATTTTTCGTTGGTTAAGGCGGTTGAGTCTAGGTTAGTAAGTTGGCGTAGGCGCATCTCGAGAATGGCCTCGGCTTGGTTCTTTGTGTATTTAAACGGTTTCGCTATTAGTGCAGCTAATGCCTCTACCTTGCTCGCAGCGGCACGGATGCATTTGATTACCTTATCAATCTGCCCGATTGCTTGTAGCAATCCTTCGACGATCTCAACTCGGAATTCTTTGCTTTCTAGGTCGTGGGCAAATTGTATACGCAGCCGATCCAGTCGCCATTGCTTCCAGTGCCGAATAATTTCAGTACTGTTGTATTCGACTGGTTTACCGTTGTGTATACATAGATTCCGCGCTGGATATGTAGTTTCCAGGTCGGTGTAAGCGAAAAGAAGCTGGGCAAGCCGATTGGGTTCGACATTGGCCTTGCTAACAACTGTGAGACGGTCTCCGAATCGATCAGATTCATCGATGACTTGTGCAACTCCCTCTATCTTACCGGATTCGAGAGCGCTTTTTATCTGTTGTCCGATTTTTTCCGGGTTTGTTGTGGGCGGAAGGTTCGTGAACGAGTAGGTGGTCCGAGGCGCTTTCTTACCCGTCTTCTCACTCGTAGTAATCTCCAACTTACTACGAAGCAACAGAGTGCCATTCCCAGTTGCAACGTAGGAATCAAGTCCGTCGTTTCGAATAATGTCACAGTGTGTTGGGAACGAAGGTATTAGCTTGGTGCCTTTAACTACCGCATCACAAATGTCGCGAAGGTTGTGTGGTGGTATCTTTGTTGCGAATCCGACACCGATTCCCTCCTGCCCATTCAGAAAGATTGCAGGGATTTTTGCATCGAGTTCGACAGGTTCTTGTAAAGAACCGTCATAATTTGCATCAGTTGTCCAGGTTTCGTCATCCATCAGTAGGCACTCCCACGCGAATCCACTGAGTTTGCACTCGGTATAACGAGATGCTGCTGCATTATCTGTGGAACTTCCGAAGTTGCCGTGGCCGTCGATAAACGGAACGTTGTTATTCCATGGTGAAGCCATCGTCACCATGGCACCATAGGCAGAGCCGTGTGGATGGTATTTCCCCATCACTTCGCCCTCAACGCGAGCGCATTTCATATAGCGTCCGTCAGGTTTGAGATTAAGGTGCTTCATTGCCGCAAGAATGCGACGTTGCACTGGCTTTAGCCCGTCGGTTAACGAGGGAATGGCCCGACCCACGAGAACACTCATGGAATAGGCTAAATAGTCTTCTTGTATTTGCTTCGTTAGTGAAACTTCTATTAGTTTTTCCAAAAGTTGTAAGGCGGCACGAATATAGTATGTTCGTGAACTTCCTTGGGTAAACTCTCGTCTATTCTTCGGCGTAACGCATCGTATATCCTTTGTGTTTGTTCAGTTTTTTGCCCAATATCTTATATAAGTTCCCTCTGTTTAAACCGTTGTCTCGAGCGGCTTCACTGATGGACTCATAATATTTTTCCTCACCGTTAGGTGTAACTAAAACGACTGCTATTTTTGAACATCGAGGTGCTCCTCGTCTGATTTCTTCAACTGTTGGCTTTGGGGGTGCGTTCCTGGCATTAATAACTCTGACTGAATTTTCGTTGTTTATTTTACGCGTTACTATTCGCAAATTTTTTATTCTGTTGTCTGTTCTAATTCTGTTTATATGGTCTATGTCCAAGCCCTCGGGCGGCTCTTCTTTGTAATGCATCTTCCAAACAATCCGAGCAACTCGATAATGTTTGTTGTTTACTTTAACCCTCAACCAACCTCCATCTGTATAATAACCTGCTGGCTTCCCAGATTTTTTATGCGTTAGAATGCCGGAATCGGGGTCGTAATAAAACCTTTGCTCTAAAATTTCTAAAGAGGGTAAAGAAAGAATCTTATTTTTCATGGTTATGCAGAGTTAGTGTAAGCTGTCAACGGGGCCCCAAGGAAGGGGGGGGTTCCTGGTAATTGCTGCGATAGTGTATGAGAATGCATAGAAAAAGGAGGCACCGAGTGGCACCTCCCCAAAAATCCCCTCTAATTTCTGAAGCTTAATCCCAGAGGCAATTAGTAGCAAACAGCACCAGCGAATACCTTAGCTGCCTCGATTTGACCGGAAAGAACCATCCGATCCAGCACCTCGGCATTCATACGAGAGATGCAACGCTTACCAATAATTTGGTTGGTCTTCTTTGCCAGAACAGCCAGATTGTTCACATTGTTGAACTTTTTGCGATTCTCTTGTAGCGAACGGTTAAGGCTGTACAGGTGGCAAAGCTCGCGCTTTTCGCCGTCGATCTTTTCGAAAAACTGACACTGCTCGGAGAGCTGGGCCAGCCGGACCAGTTCGTTGGCGGTATTGTGGTCAACGAAAGACTCGTAGGTGCGACCGCGATCTTTGGCGTTCGTGTGGATCGAGAGGCGCTTCGAGAAGCAATCGTCGAAGGCAGAGATTTCGGCGAACTTGCGCGAGGCGGTGGAAACCTTTTGGTAACGGACGACTGCAGGATTTGCGGTGGTTGCCATTGGGCTATGAATTAAGACGGTTGATTAAGGGTGGTAACCGGTTGCGCCAGTTACATTTAGAGTATGGGCAGTGGCTCGGGGTGGTAAACCGCTGGGAGTGGGTATGCTGTAAGCAGTTGGCTTACTGAAATGAAACACCTTGACGTGGTTTGCCCTGCGGCACCGTGGGAAGGCACAACTTGCGACGAGGGTCGGGCTTGGGATCTTTCGGAGGAATACGGCTACGCGGAAGTGCGAGAGAATGGGGTTATTATTGGATCGTACCGAGACGGCGGTGTGGGGTAGAAAGTGCTGCAGCGGCGGGGGTATTTGGGCTCTCCCCGCCCGAGTTTAGAGCCACAAAAACCGCCCCCCTCCCGAAAAACCGTCCACCACTGTAAGGGGACCCGACCACTGGGGGGGTTAACCACGGAGATGGGGAGGGGGGAGGGAGCAGGGTGATGGTGTGATGGTGCCGGATGGGAATGGTAACCGCCATACGGTCAGAAAAACAGGATAACAGCAACGCAAAGAATACGGAAGAACATTTCTTGCAAGAATGTGCACATTCCTGTGAGAAAAATAATATTCAGATTCAGAAGTAGAAACAATGTTGGAAATTCTGACCGCAACGCGGTTACCTTTCTTCACAGTCTTCACTGCGTGGGGCAATAACAACTCTCTCTACTTTTCCTTCTCGTTTCCGTTGGCACCACACCCAATGTCGCTGTTCTAGTTGCTGTTTAACATAGCGATACTGTTGCCCGTTGGCATGGAGATTCAGCGCTGCGGGAATCCGATTGGCTGGGATGGTACCATCGTCACGCACCAACGTAAATAGTAGCGATTCTATGCGTGGTATATCTGCGCCCTCTGACACGGGGAAGCAGATGCGCTCCTGCACATAGTTAGGTGGGAATCCAAACACCGGGTCTGTGAATATGCCATGCCACGTTGCCCGTCCCGCTTCCGGAACAAGCTCTATCGCTATCTGTACTAAACGTTTCCGTTGCCCAGGGAACGGGTTTGCCTGCACCGCTGTCAGCAATCGCTTAACTAATTCTGTACACAGCTCATGATGGTCGTTAATTCTGATACGTTCACACCAACCATCATACTCTGATCTATCGAAAGAACTAAACGCTTGCGTCCGGCGTTCTGCGTCACGCCGCTCGACTGCGTAGGCTCGCCTCGCTCTCCAAGCATGGACTCTCTCCTGAGCAGATTCGACGCATTTCGTCAAAGTACTCAGCAGACAGTCGTAGGTAGTACTCGGACTGTTTGATATTCTCGTGGTCACGATAGACCCTCGCCAATGTGAGGCAAGTCGAGAGAATACTGACCTTCCGCTCGTAGGCTTCTCTGTCAATCATAATTCTGATTTGCCGGTTGAATTTTGGGAACCAGAGCAGTGCTCCCAAGGGCCAACCGCTAAGCAAACCCAACACTACTCCGGCGTTGTTGATATTTTACCCAAACTCTGAATCAGTAAACTGCAAAACCTCCCTCACCCCTCCCCCCCTGAGGGGGGTTGAGGGTAGAGGGTTTAGACACATACTTAAGCACATATCGAAGGGCTCTCATCGTACCTTCGTCTGCACCGTGTTTGGAAAGCTCAGAGCAAATCTTGAGCACTGCATTAATCGCCTTTTCTTGTTCAGCCACAGTAGCAATTAGTAACCATTCTTAACATAGCGGTGCAAAGTAAACGTAAGGCACGCACGCTCATACCACTCCAGCTTATTTCATCTTCGCTGTTATTCGCAGCGCCAGAGGTGTCCTGCAGGCTGATGGGTCGGTTGCGGCGGTGGGATTGTTGACTGCAGCATTCCAACAACATCCCACACGTTCCTACCAAAAACGTAAACCCGTCACCCCCTGCACCCCCCAGGCCTCAACACCCACTGCCTGTATCCCCCCTCACACCTCACCACCTTGAGCAGACCAAGCTCCTCCAGCCTGTCAATCGCCTTAATGTACTTCTCCAGGCAGTGCCCATCCACACGTGGCACAAAGCATGGACTGTTCGGAAACTTAGCAAAATGGGCGATGGCGTACAGGTACAGATTCCGCTGCTGCCTTCCCAATCCGAGCGGCTCCCCACTCACCGCATCAATCTTTGCAGGCATGGTTCCTCAGTAAAAGCGCACGTTCGAGGGGCACTTGGCCTGTTCCGCCTTTGCGATTTCCGCCGAGACCGCGCTCATCTTCCCAGCTTTCATGTAAGCAGCAGCACGCTTCAGGTAGTACTGGCACATGTCAGCATCATAAGCTTTGGCAGCAGGAGCCTGGGCAGTGCCAAGAAGAGCAGAACCGAGAAGGATGCAAGCAAGGAGTTGGTTCTTCATAAGGAGGGAGAAACTTCAACACTCTAAATATAGCTCACCGTGCGGAATAAAGCAAGCGGCCGCATACAGAAAAAGGACGGTTCCCCGCCCTTTGCTCGCTCATCACTGTGATAAAGTCCTTGACACCCTTTAACCAACCTTGGTGAGCACCATTTCCAAATGTGCAGCCAACTCACTCCGCACCTGATCCAGAGAAGTGGTGTACTTCCTGAGCAACATCTCCTGCCGCTTGCTCGCCGAGTTCGTGTCCACATGAGATGACACTGCATTCAACGCAGCCACCAATTCCACAATTTCCTCAGGCTCAAATCCATGTTTGAGTAAAGCGTTGACAGTCAGATCCATGTGAAGGGAGCGAAAAACGGTAACAGCTCCGAACAAGTTTACCAATCCCAGCAACGAAAGCTCGATACGAAAGGATTTCTTTTGTTTTTCAGTGCAAGCACTCCGCCTTGTCCACCTTCGCATTCGTAACCACCTTCAGCCGAATGTTCGTCACATCGCCAGATTTGAGGTAGGTTTTAGCCAGATGCGGGTAGCGAGAGCAGATTTCCTCTAGCGCTTTCGCATGATCAAGGCGCCTCGCTTCTTTGCCACCAATCGACTCTTGGATGCCACCATGGTTAAAATACTTGGTTTTCGGAGCGAGCCAGTCCAAGCGCACCACGTTTCCGTAAAGGACGAAAGAGCGCAGCGAGTTTTCGAAGTCTTCGCCAGAAGATATGAGCGAACGCTCCGGGTCCGTCAAGCATGGGTCCTGGGCATAGCCACCATGGAAGATTCCGCAAATATATCGCAAGCCCACAGTGGCCGTATCTCGCATGAACATGCCATTGAGTGCAGCGTTGATGCCCCAGATGCGAGCACCATGCTTCTCACACAGTTTGTACCCAGCTTCTACAATCTGATCGAGAGTGAGCGTAACTTCTTCATATTTATTCTCCTTTTTCTGGAAGACACCGCACACATCGTCATCCATCGAGAAAATTCGGGTGTTTTCTGGATAATATTTGTTGATAAATTGCCGTTGCGGACCGATGCCTGGTACACCAACGACTACTGGGATGTCGAAGCCTGCACCGTCGAGCGTTGTATCGTAGATTGACTTCTCATCCTCGTTCGCCACAAAGACAGTCACTCGGCTCAGGTCGGCTTTAAGCTTCTGTAGCGTCGGGATGGTTTGCTGCAACAGCAAATTATGCCGCTTGTAGCTCGGAATCGCGATTTGATATTCGAATTTGGCCATGGTAGTTGTAATTCAGTCAGAGTTTAGTGAGTTTGAGTTCAGGTAAATCAATCTTCGGTTCGCATCAACAACACGGCTTCCTCACCAGGCCACTCATCCGGATTGCCCCAGTATGACGTGTTGCTGCAGTGCTCCATATCATTCTCCTTCTTAAAATCTTCCCAGTAGGGACTTGAGAACATGTGCGGAAAGCTGCCAGCCCAGTTTTTCTCACCTGTGCCGAGATGCTGCAGATTAAGTTTTGACCAGTCGATAAAATCCTTGCGACATTGCTCGCACTTCAGATCGTCCACTTTAATAATTGCGTCTCTCTGATACATTACAATGGTGATTGACTCCGCATCCGTACTATGCGGCATCATTTCCGTGATGCTGTGCACAGTGCTCTGATTGTCTCCACACCAGAAATCCCCATGCCGCAACCTGAATGCTAGGCGCAGCGGGTGAATCACAAAGTCAAATCCGTCAAATTTGCCATTGTCAAGCGCAGAGAGCACAGCCAGCGCATTTTTCGCATTTTGCCCGTCAACATGACAAGCAACCTGGAAATTGTAATTGACAGTGATGCTGGTAAATGCAGTACCAAACAGGTTGTACCGCTCGTCCTTCACTTGCTGAAAGCGATCGTGCAGAATCTGCCAGCGTTCTGGCATGTACTTTCGTACCAGGCTGTCAATCTCTTGATACACATGCTGCTCTGAGAAAAACTCGTCCCAACGCTCGAGCGTGGGTTTGGTCATGCGAGCATACGGTGTGCGTGCAGACCGAGTGATGGCACCTAAAACGGCTGAGTAGGCAGCATTGCCTCGCGGCTGCGACGTTTTATAAGTTTTCTTGCCGAGCTTCGCCATTGCTACTTTGTCCTCAGCGACAGCCCACTCGCGCTCAAGCCAGTTGTCAAACCAAGATGCCCGAATCTCGTTGCGCTCAGCCAACATCCTACGCCTTTCAGCAATATCCGTGGCTTTTTTACATCGCTTGTCAAGCTCAAGATAAGCCTCAACATCGAACAAAGCAGCATCCTTGGTCTTGCCGAAATAGTACGTTTCTCGACTCAACCGAGTATCACTCAAGATCAACTCGCGAGCTTGCTCGAATGTGACAACATTACCAGCAGCAGCTTCTTTGTAAAAGGCCAACTGGCCATGCGTGAATCGAATCTCAGGCGATGTATAAATTTCCGCACCAGCAGCAGCACCACGCTGGTCTGAATAAAGCGATTGCGATGCCCATTTCCAGTATGCGTATCCTGCTGTATCAGGATGGTATTCTACCAGAGATTTGACTGCACTCTTGCGAAACACAATGGCCAACGTGCCGTCGGGAAGATACACATCGGCATCTTCATCGATGATTTCATCATAATCCGCCTCAGTCGGAAAGCGACCGAGCTCGCTCTTAGGAAATTCTACGATTTCCTCCACGACAATTTTCCGCACCATATGCCAATGCCATATTCGTTGTACTCATGGGTTCTACCCACAAGAAGAATATAGCGGTGGCGATTAAACCGTAAACATACTTGTGCACAAAAAAGCCCCAGCGTTAGCCGGGGCAAAAGCTGAATTATGGCACTTAGCAACCTTCTCCTCGAACGGGCAGATTCAAGAACATACGAATCCGGCTAGCTGTATTACCTGTTTCAGTTACATTCTTCGGATCTGCTTGTATCTCTTCCCCCTTGATCGCTTGTTTCATATTAGCTGCATTAGCAAAAGCATCAGCTGCCATAAATGAGATGTCTTTACGGATTTCCTGAGGCCAAATGAATTTAGGATCAGACAAAGCCTTTGACTGCACTACCAACGCATCACTCTTTCGATGAGCCAACGAGATTAAGTTGTTATTCAAAGCGCCCACACGGTTATTGGCACGGGCCAGGGCAGCAGGATCATAATATGTCACCTTGAGCTCTTCATTAAACTTTTTCTGTGTTTCAATAGCCTGGTCATTAATCTTGTTAACCGGGCAAACAGACTGTAGATAGCGTTTCGCAGCTTGCTCTTTCGTCATATTGACAGGCAAGGATTTACGATAAGCATCAATATGGGGATAAGCAGCGGCGCCGGTAAGAGCAGTGAGCGTAACGCCGAGAGCAATTTTGGGGAGTAGTTTCATGGTTCTCACCAGTAGTTTAGCGATGGGAGATACTTCCCCCGTTGAATAAATATACCTCCCTATGGGAAAAAAGTAAAGCCCCCGGCGATAACCGGAGGCCCATGGTTTGCTATCGCAAACGGTCGGTGCTTCGCACCTCCTCGGATTCAGCTCAGGGGCTCACATTGGCGCACAATGCCGCCACCATCTGAGCTTCCCCAGGTTTCGCACCCTTCGCGATGGGACTGCGCCAACCAGTCCACTTACTGGCTTCAGTGACATTAATCTTCAGAGCAGAACAGCTGACAGCGACGGAAGTGGGAGTCTGAGCCGACTCCCCTTTACATGTCCGGAAGGTAGTTCTCACACCGTCCTTACTAAGTTTCCACTGATCCCAGAGATAAGTGCATTCCGAGAATGTTTTTTCCGTAGCAACAGCCGGCGCTTGCTCCATTATCTTTTGAAGGATCTCCTGTTGACGGTTCTTGGTTGGTTCTGGTTGAACAACAGGGGGAAGTTCAGGGAGAGCGGTTGCGAGGAGTGCCATCATGTCGATCATATCTTCAAGGAGTGGTGAGAGGTACGTTATTCATGAAGTCATTGATGCTAGCATTACTCACACAGTTCTGCAACTGCCCCACAGTGTAGACACCGTATTTATTAGCGAGATAAGATTCGCACCGTCGAATGTTGCCCACTTGCCTGGGTGGAGCAGTGTACGCATTTCTTTTAGGGTCATAAGGCGCTTCGTAACTCACTTGGTACCTTTGCTTGCATGAGTAAGGATCAAGGGAATCGACCACTTTCTTGACGTTCTTTTCAATGCTATCTAAATGGGAATTCGCAATGACGTCATTGTTAGCGGACACTCCATTCAGTTGAAATGCCTTGAGCAAAGATTGCCCCACATCCGAAATTCCTGGGAAAGTCTGCCGATTGTTCCGAGCATTGCAAATAACATACGCTTGCAGAACGGAAATGCTCTGGATTTGCTTATCAGTCAAATACTTCAGAGGAGCGGCGTAAGACGGTAGACACGAAAACAAAGCTGATGCAGAAATCAGAGTTTTCAGGAGAGACCTTTTCATTGTCAATCTAGTACACATTGGGGCACATGGGCTTGACATCTTTCATGATGACGTTTGCCAGGTACTTTGGTTGACCACGACCAATCAACATTTGCTCCAACATATACTTACCAGAGATACCGTCTTGGTTAGCCATGCGAAGAGCAGAGCAGATGCGATACTTCTCGGCAGAAGATGTAGGGCTTTGAGCCAGAGCGGGGAACGAAGCGGTTGCAGTGCTCAAGAACAGAGCAGCAGCGATCAGTTTTCTCATGTTCTCTTGGAAAGTCGGGAGAAACAACTTCCCCCATGAGTTAAATATAGCTCAACCCGCGAAATAAGTAAAGCCCTATGCAAGAAAAAAGGACGGTCGCCCGTCCCTCTTTCTTATCCCCATTTGCTGTAATCAGTTGGAGGAGTAGTTGCTGCGACGGTCCGTTTCTTTCGGTTGAATCTCTTGTCGTTAGCTTCCATCAGCCCTTCTCTCACAACTTTGGTGCTAAAGAAGAATCGCTTTCCTTCGTGGTTTTCAACCACCCATGGGTTGGCATTTCTGCGAGGATCCACATCCACCAAGGTGAAAGTCTGATGACCCAGTGAATCAACTTTGAATGGCTGCTGGATGTTTAAAGACTCATGGCCTTCCACCAACAGCATCTTCCAGCAATCTATCCGCCGCATCCTTGCTTGCGTGGAGGTAGTTTCAAAGGCGAAGTGCAGATTGTTGTCAGGAGTGCGACCAAACCGAAAATCAGAGGCTAACTCCATGTCTCGTTTAGACAGTATCGACCGGACGGCTTCTTGCAGTTCTCGTTTCAGGTCAACAATCGTTTCTTGGTTCATGTTAAGATTAAATTGAAATTAGCGGCGCACGCGCCCAAGGTACTTAACCGCATGCATCAGATTAGCTACATCGTCTTCCCATGCAATCCGGCTGGTGGTGTCCAGGGCTGGACCCTGCTCTTTCAGGAAATCAACATGGTAATACATAATCAGTTCGGCCAGCTCCAACGTCAAGCCAATCACATCACAGGGGTGAGCCTGATTCTCATTGAGAACTGAGACGACCTGTTGAAACAGAGTTTCGGTGATCTGCATTTCGGCAAGCTCTTTTGGAGTGTCAGGAACTTTTGTTTCTTTCATGGTAGTTTAAGCAACAGTAGACCAGAACAATTTAAGTATACCATTTATTACCTCAGATAGCAACCCCCCTGTTCTCGAAGAAGGTCTTAAATTCCTCATCCGTAGTATTGTCTTCCAAGGTGTCAATCAGCTCGCCATCATTCATCTCATCGAGCATCTCTCCATTTGTGCTGGTGAAGAAATACTGCAGATCCTTCACACTTGAATTATCGAGCCAACGCAAAACCACGAAATCGCGGATGGCTTCGCGCTGTTCCTGGGAAAGTTTTTTCTTGGTAACAATAAAGGGCATTGACGTGGTTTGAACCCGACAAAATAACTATAGCTCTAAACAATCTCAATGAAAAAGGGGGTGACGGCCCGAAAACCACCACCCCTCTTTCAAAATGCCGACTGAACTCAGCGGCAGTTACGCAAAACGTGATTGAAAATACGCTCGCGATCAGCACGGGGTAGTTCTTGCAGCTGATTTGCAAACAGCTCAGCAGGCACTTCGACTATTTTGCTAAGCCAATGTACACCGAATACAGAGGAATCTGCATTCTTCGAAGCAGGCCAGATTGTACGAGCAACTCCAGACATGGTGCTACCAGTGGCAACACCGACTTGTGCGTACCACCGGTTCCCCGATTTGGCGTAGTTAATTACAGGAGTGTTGGGAGAGATTGTCTTGCGCTTACCGCTAACAACCAGACCATGAGCTTGGCCAATAGCCAGATGCTCAAGAGGAGTGGCTTCTTTGATGTTTAAACCAGCAGGCGTGTAATAAAACGCAGCGTATGACTCCTCGGTTTGTAGGACTGGAGCTGTGTAGGTTTCTGATTGAGTCATGTTAAACCGTAGGTATTGTAGGTTATTTGAACCGGTGAAGAGGCTCTCACGAACCAACACCAAGTTTACCTCACAATGGGCTGACTCATTCACTCTGCGCAGAGCCTTCCGCAAACAGCTCCCTAATGTCAATTTCTCGTTGGCATTCTCGTCTCAGCCACTCGCAGACCGCATACACTTCGGTCTTGCAATCAAACACCTGAGCCGCTAGGCGCAAATCACGACTGGGATACTCGAATTCATCGAGCATGAGTTTGAGAGCTTTTACATATTTCGCGTCATTCATGGTCTCAATTTTCATCGTCTGTGCCATGCATCAGATCTTTCCAACCAGGAGCCACATATTGGCAACGCCATCCCTTGTGATGTTGATTGGGATATTTGGCTGTTTGAAACATGTGCCGATCATCCAGACCCATTTCTTTACAGAACTTAGCTAAACCGCGTATCCGGTAAACGTTGCCTTCCGGGTCAATAACGATGAACTCTTTACCAGTCTCTTTATGTTTCCCTAATTCTTTATTTCTACGGTAGGTCTCAGCCCTCTTTCTGTTTATTTCTGCCAGTTTCTCTGGGTCTTTTGTTAAGAACCCGATGCCTTCTTCCGCTGCTTTCTTGCCCCATTCTTTGGCGGCCTCTTTCACTGGCTTGTTGCTCTTCAATCGCTTGGCACTGCGATAGAACTTCCGAGCAATTTTTTCCAACTTGGATCGATGCGCACCCAGCTTATTATCCGCCTTCCTCCACTGCTTACCCAGCTCTACAAAAATTTCGCGATCTTCTCGTTTGCCTGTCAGACCCCATTTCAAGTAAGCCATGCAGAATTGCTTACGCAGGGAGAGGTCGCCGACCTTTTCAAGCCGAGCACTCACGTAATAATATGTGTCCACCAGCGTGCGCCAATGCGTCTTCGGCATTTTAGCGTAACTGCCTCTCTTCTCCGTCATTTAACAAACAATCCAGCAATGTTAATTCCGAGCATGGTGGAGATAACCATGATGACATCCCACATTCGCTCTTTATAAAAATAAGGCAAACTAAATATGCTGCTGAAAATGATGATGGCTAACCCGATACGGCGTGATACAAACAGCAAAATATATTGGCCCAAAATCAGGCCAAAATTGCTCATCACTCTGAGACGCGCCATCATTGCTCATGATACCCGATTATGACATAGCCCTGGTTGCGTAATTCATCGAGAGCATGTTTACCCCAAGGAACAAAGCGCCATTCGGTTTTACCACCAGGCAGCAATAAATGCACCCATATGTAGCGCATTGTTATTCTTAAACTCTAAGTTCTCTTACCCGACTTTCAATGCCTTTTTGATTTTGTCCAAGCGAGAAGGCTTCAGGTATGAGCGGAATTCCAAATCTTGGAAGATGGAAATGATCGCCTGCTCATGAGGAGCCGAAGAAGCAAACCAACGCAAATCAGGGACGTCATGCTCAAGAGTGACTAAGCGCAAATTGGCGAGAAACACTCCTGCATTTTCACGCACCTTTGGGTGCATACAAATACGATCTGCACCCGTAAAATCACCGATCGGTTCGTCTGGCTTAGGAGTGCAATCCTGAATAATCTTCACAGCAGTTTTGGGGCCGATCCCTTTGATGCCGGCGACATTATCACTAGAATCACCAGCCAACGCTTTGAAGTATTTAACGTCAGCAGGATAAACGCCGAATATGTCTACAACACCGTCGATGTCTACTTCTCTGATTTTCTTCGCTGAGTTAAACAGCAGGACTTTGACCCGATTAGTAACAAGTTGAAGCAAATCTTTATCACACGTTAGGATAAAAATCTCTTCGTAACCAGGCGATTTGCGCGAGATTGTGGCGATAACATCGTCCGCTTCAAAACCAGGAATACCGATCGGAGTGAAACCGAGGGACGGTAACACATCTTGAACCAGCAGATTCATGTCCGCATAATGCGCAATGCCAGAAGGGTCGCGATTCGCTTTGTAATCAGCATCCTCCTTTTTCCTCCAGTTATTTCCTGCATCATACACTGGCACCACCGAGTCAAACTGGTATTTCTCGATGATCGCAAACAAGGAGTTGCAGAATGCGTAAGTCCCAGTAGTCGGAATGCCAAACGAAGTCTGCATTTCACCCATTGTCCGAGTGAGCGCAGCCCTGCTTCTGTGGAAAAGGGCGTTCGTGTCAATCAGAAGTAAACGTTTCAGCACAGCTTAGATTCGACTTGAACGTAGGTATTGTTGGTTACATTATAGGCAGTGAGAACCCCTGTGTAAACCGCGCCGCTGTCTATACAAATTCCACCAGGCACCTCGTAAGGCATTCCCGTCATCTCGTCCCACTCGCCAAACTCAGGTGTGTGACCGAACACCACTTGTTTATACGTTTTGGTCCATGACCTTAACTTAGCACCTTTTTTGACAGTACGGCGTTGCCATACAAAATCTTCACGTTTGTATGCACTCTGCATGTAAGTTGCAGGATCTTCACCAGGAGGTGTTCCGGCATGCGCAAAGATCGTTTTTCCCACGGTCATATAGTAAGGCAAAGCACTCATCCAACCCGCATGTTTATGAAGCTCTCTTAGCTTGTCATAAGCTCCCCCATTATCGATCCACAAGTCGTAATCTTCGTACTCTAGCGCCTTTAGAAACATGTCTTCGTGGTTACCGCGCAACACGTAGAAACTGTTTAGGCCCCAAGAGTTTGGATCATTTAAAAGAGCTTTGGCAAGCTCAAGCACACCGACGTCGTCCGGGCCTCGATCAATCAGATCACCGAGACAAATGACGGTAGCGTTGGTATCGCGCAGTTTTTCCATCATCGCGCGAAATAGGTCTAGCCTGCCGTGGATATCTCCGATGGCAATTACGCTGTTATTTGTGAAAGAGTCAGTAACATTAATCATGGCTTAGTTTACTCGTTAACCATGTCATTTTCATTATCGACGGCTGTGAACACAACGTGGTCAAATCCCTCGAAATCAATTGTCTTCAAAGATTTCTGCAGCTCAGAGTGCATGTCCTTAATTACGTAATCAGGGACAGAACGTTCCCGCTTGAAATTGCGAGCAAGGCAAGTGGCTAAAGAAGGGTTTAGAACGACAGCCCTGATCTCAGTGTAACCGAAGCTGCTTAGTAGAGAAAGAATCTCATGCCGATAATCGCGGCGGAAGTGCGTGCCATCGACAACTAGGTTAAGTCCGCAGCTTTCTGAAACAGCTTCTTCAACTGCTTCCCAAATCTCACCCCAATTCCCCTGAATCTCGGGCGAACCATATAAACGGGAACGAATATCGTCATAACAAATTACTGTAGCGTTTTCGCGCTCGGCCAGGCGAGTGGCATAGGTGCTTTTTCCGGACCCAGGAGCACCCACCATGACAAATGCCTTCACAGAGACTCCATCATGCGCTTGATGCACTGAAGTGTTTGCCTTGAGTAGCCAGCCGTGTGAGCGTAGCCTTTCTCCCTGTAGTTTTCCTCAGTGAGGGCGTCCTCATAAGCGAATTCCGCTGCTGCAATCAGCTTAAGAATCTCTTCTTTCGTGGTTTGATCAACGAATGGTTTGTTCGTGGGGTCCATGGTGAAATCGATTTCCGATAACCCGAGTATAGCGGTATATGCGCAAAAAGTAAAGTCAGTGAAATGTTGTGGCGTAATAGAATTTGCATTCCTCAACCCACTCCTTAAGCGGGTCATCTACCACATCATTTTGTTTTCGCAAATATGCTTCTACAGTCCACACTGTTTCCCGCAGCTCCAAATCATTCCAAGGTCGGTCTACAACCAAAATCTTAAGCGTGTGAGCGCGAAGAATCTTGCGCAGCTTTTCTTGCAGCTTCTTTGGGTCTTTCACGACGGAGCTGATTCAGTTACCGGGTTTTACCCGATGCCTTACTCGGAACACTCCACTTTTGCGTAACATTCAAAGTCAGAGTTGGCGGAGGAATCGCGAATCGCTAGGGCTGTTACTCCGGTAATGAGGGCAACAGCAATGAGGCACAGATACCGAGTCTTCATGGCATTCAAAGGTAGGAGAGAGTGAAATGACGACCTTGCTCTCGCAACAGACTGATGGTCTCGCGCCATTCGGGGTCACTCTTTTCGAAGCTAACGTTGATTCGCCGGGTTCCGAGGAAGTAGGAAATGAGAACCATGGTTGATGAAACATCCATGGGCTAAATATAGCGTGAAAATTGCCAAAAAGAAAGCGGCTTTCTGAAAATCAGAAAGACCGCCTTCGTCCCTTAGGGTGTTAAATTGTCAAGTATTCAAGCAGGAACAGCTTCGCCTTCCGGGGCAGCTTCCTCGGCCGGAGCTTCGGGCACTTCAAGATTGAAGGCTTCGAGAATGTCGCTGTAACCAGCTGCAGAGATAGAGCGGATCACATCTTCATCAGACAGATTGCCGATTGCGGCTTGCACAGCCTCTGAATAACAAGTGTTATCGCGGAACTCTTTATTTCCGCTTCTTACTGTTTCCAGTAAGTTCAGACTATATCTTCACCCGTTTACGGGGCAGGGCATTCGTGGATCCATTACTGAGTTTCCTCTCGGGATCTAGTCGTTGAACCTTCCAGCTTGTAGGCTGGCTTGGCTGCTGATTTCCCTCGGCTTAACGTTAGGGGGTCCCAGCAATTAACCCTGTTTGCTGTAAGAATTACTTCTTACAGGAGCCTATTCAGTTGACCCGGATCAGTTCACGCACACGTGATCCACAAGTTTACCATTCTTGTGGGGTGGACTATATCTTCAACCGATGCGGTTGTCGGGCGCTTTAACCTGTCATTAAGGGGGCTTTACCCCTCAGGTAGTCTCTGAACGTTCCCCAAGTGTACTTGGGGCTTCGCTGCTGATTGACCGTGTTAGGAGGCTTTCCAGCAATTCACCCGATGATTAACCCAATGATTACTCAATGGGGCCCCAGCGATTTAGGGCGCGTTCTCAATCACACGACTGGTGAGAACATTTACGACTTCGGTACGGTTTTCCATTTTTGTAAAAAGTAAGTTTGCTATTCCCAAAGAAAGATAAATGCTTTTTCTTCGGGTGTAAGTTCGACACGTTTTGAGGTGTCTATTCCACGGGCTTTCTGGTAAATCTTCAGAGGCCCAGGGGTGCTTATGTGGCCTGTCTTCAGGCACATGAATTTTCTGTTGTTTGCGGCCTTCATGGGGTCAAATATGCCGGTTTTATTTTGAAAGGTCTTAGGGCCATTTATTTTTCCGGATTTACGGCCAGCTTTACGACTACCCTCTCTACAAATTTCTTTGTTAGCGGGGTCATGGATGCCGGTTTTTTGGTCTCTGGCCCTAGGTCCTTGAATTAAGCCACCGATCCTGCCATCTTGGGACATTTTCTCGGGACTTCTGCCGCATACGCCGGTTTTATTGATGAAGTTGGTTTTACCGCCAATTTTTCCTCCCCAGTTAGGTTTCCCAGGGAAACTGGAGCCGCAGTTGGATTTGGTGTGAAGATACCATTCTTCGCCCATAAATTCCAACAAAACCCACTCTCCTGGAAGATCTTTCTCAAGATCTGCTCCAACTAAGAAAAGACAAAGATCTCCGGGATTAACCGGTATTGTCCCAATCTCGTCGTGAGCAACTCGCCAGGGCAAGAATCGATTGTTCTTTGATTTGTTGACGCTTTCTTCCCTTTCTTCAAGATTCAAAGAAACGCTCAACCCACAAATAAGTTGGTAGTTCCTTCCTTCTTTCCAAATAGGGTCTATGTGGTCAATTTGAAGATTCATTTCGCGGTCGCTTTGAGTTGCGACACCCTTATTATAGCAAAATGGCAAGATGGTAAACTCTTGCCAATAGGGTGAGAGGGAGTTGAACCCTCACAGGCAAATGCCCGACGGATTTTAAATCCGGTGCGTCTACCAATTCCGCCACCACCCCAGGTGCTCCCTACGTGGATCGAACACGTCTGAGGCCGATTATGAGTCGGCTGCTTTCACCAGATAGCTAAGGGAGCATGCCATTAGCCTACCTCACTTCAACCCATATTCAGTCTGAGCCAGCATGCCAATTGCTTTTTCCACGAAGTAGAATTGATCGGTACCGACCCGCTCCATCACTCGATTAAGAAGCACTCGAGTCACTTCTTTGTCTTTGCTCTTCATTTTGGTACCGCACCAGAACTTGCCGTGCACATAAACCAGTTCTTCAACAGTTTCACGGAGGACTTTGTCATCCGACTGGAGCCAGGTTTGGAAAGGAAGAGCGAAGGCCACGTTTGGTGAAATTTCCTTACCTGAATAGTTTACCTCATGGCAGCCTGTTGTAAACCCCTAAAAAACTGCTGCGCAGTCTTACATCTAGAACAGGAATTTCTGGACTTTTCGCCGCCTTCTCCAGATCTCTCTTACTTGCCCAATACAGCCTCAGATCAACGCGACCATCTGGATATATGGTTGCGGTTTTGCGAATGTAACCCCGCTGTTGCATCAACCAAGGTTCCCAGATTGCCGTGTCAGCATCAATGAAGTCATTGACTCGATCCGCAGGAATAATAATGAATGAAAGCTTCTCAATTTCCACGCCATTCCTCCCACTTGTCGATTGGGCAACGAACATTTGCCATGGCTGTCTTCAACTTCATGTAACACTGGCAGAGAGAACACTGCCCAGACTTAGGCAAATAACGGTCGCAATTCTCGCAGATAGCCAGCCTTTCAGCTGCAACAGCCCTGGGAGCTACGGTTGGATCTTCAAGGAGCCGCTTAGCAGTGTCTTTAATCGAAGCAGCGAAACTTCTCCTACAGCACTCTGGCGCGTCGTCATTCATTTCTAATCCCAATATTGTCCGAGAGTGCGCAAATGCGAAAGTATTATACTGCCTTCAACAGCGCGGTAAACCGACGGCAACGTTCTGTGTTTTTTGTAATGCTCCAGCTCTGCGACGATGGCGCGAGTCACGGTGCAATCGGCAACCCACTGTCGAAACCAGAAACAGTCGAATTTTTCGATGCGCCTCCACTGGGGATCTTCATGGACCCAAGCTTTCCCGTAACCGTCGTACCGTTCCTTTAAATCCCAGTGGCTGCAAATCCATTCTTCGTAGCGCTCCGGGTCATCCACAGTAAGCACCTTGTGATATTCCTCCGACCATGCCTTCGCCTGATTCCACAGGAAATCATAACTCCCCGGATCGCGATCGCATTTGAACACGCAGTTGACGACCAAAAATGGAACGTCATTGCCTTTGGCGTCAACGCGTAAACTCGTAATTGTTAGTGTCATTTGTATAGCAAAACAGGGAGGGTTGCCCCTCCCGTAAATCAACAAGACTAAATTCAGACTGCAGCCAACTCAAGGCCAGCACGAAGAGCCCGATTGTTGACGCGCGAACCTTGGCCAAACTGGACGTAATTGAAACGACCTGAAGTCGTTTGACGTGAGTTGTTCGAGCCGTAATCTAACACAGCTTGGTAAGCATCGTGGTAAGTCTGGCCTGAGTTACCCGCTCCTTCATAAAACAGTTTGTTCAATTGATCCACGAAGCTAACACGCAGTTCGTTGAGCGGCTTTTCGTAAACAGCTTCGACATAAGCATCAAACTGCTTTTTCGAACACTTGCCCTTGGTAAGTTCAGCCATGTACTTGCTGTAGGTTCCCATCGCACCATTTACATAATCAAGGATAAAGGTGCTTTCTAGAACTTTTTCGGTAACGCCTGAGGAATGCCGATACTTCTCAGAAATGTCCGAATAGGCGCCCGCAAAAGTGTTACCGCAAATAACACGAGTCAGGGTTGAGCCGATAGCCACAGAAGCATTGCCAATGTGGCCATTGAGCAAAGTCACGTAGCCTTTGTAGTCTTCCCCAATTACACTAAACTCTTTATTGAGTTTGGCTTGAGCAAAGACCCGAGCGCCATGATTGAGATAACCCATGTTCTCAATCGTGAGAACCCCCTCATCAACCATCGGTTGAATCAGCTTGAGAAGGTCAGAGTTCTGTACCGTTTCAAACGATGGAGCTACAGCACCGAGGCAACGACCGGTGTCTTCTCGAACTACAGCCACCTTTTCGCTCCAAGCAACTTGTTTGCCGTCAACCCCAGTGAAATAAAGTGGGCGGTGGCTGATGAGCCAATCAAGGTTGTCCGTGACAGCGAAGGCAGGAGCCATGGTTTTACTGGTTGTTCTGAATCCGAAGATATTTTACGCTGAAAAAGTGTTTTTGAAAAGTCAACGGACGCAGTAATTGCGAGCCGAGCGCGTCCACCCCAGAGGGCAAGGGCCCCCATTGTTGATGTAGACTTGGGTGTTACCGACCGGTACGCAAGAGCCACTCTGGCTGGAGGTGCCTGTGGGGCAAGAGCCACCGATTTTTGGGACAGGTACGCTTTGAGCCAGTACGGCTTGACCAACGATGCAGGCGCCGAGGCAAAAGAGGAATGACTTCATGGCAGGAATTTGAACCTAACAATATGTTAGCTCTCACTCGCCAAAATGTAAAGTCACCCTGGCACTTTTTCTTGGAATTGCTCCACCAGGTCAGGAGCATACTGCTCAGCATGCATCCAAAGGTCTGACCAGTCCTGCCAGACAAGATCTTCATATAGACGATCCCACACTGATTGCCGCAGTTGCTCTAGTGTCATTTCCGAAATCATTCCGTCTACGATCTCAGAAACCAGATTTTCGCGATCTTCTTCAACCCAGTTGTTAGGCAGCATCATACAGCTTGATCCCTCAGTTGCTTGTAAACTTCTTCAATGTCGATTTCGCCCTGGATGTACTTTTGAGCGAGACCAATTTTATTGAGATAAATCACTTCATCCAGTGAAAACACGGATGACAAGTATTTATCTCGGGATTCTTGCGGCGTTGACATAACTAGGTAATTACAAATTCATCAGTGCGTTGTTGTTGCATCTGAGATACACGAAGAAGGACAAGATAGCCAATTAAGTCGAGAATTACGTCCTCGTCCTCATCCATTGGCTGGTTACGGATGCGACTCAACTTGTCATCCAGGCGAACTCTGATGGCCGCTTGGCTGTCAGCTTGGCTGAAGATACGAACAGGGTTTAAGGCGGAGTCGCCGTATTTCTTGTTCTTTTCTAACAGCAATGCCTTGATAGCATCACAGGTAACAGCGATGTCAATTTGAGCCTGAGCGATTTTGTTCATCACAATTTCCCTCCGACAGTTCCTTCGTGTACGACGACATTATCGTTATCCCATCCCTCCTGTAAACTCTTCAAATACCACCGTGTTGCGGTAATGCATTGTTCTTCGGTCAGAGAAGTGATGTGTTCTTTGCCATGGGCATCAACGGAAACGAATGTCCCCCAACGTTGACGCTTAATCCAAAAGGCGTCATCAATCACGGGAGTCTCTTCCGGCTTGCCAACCCAATTGCCATGCTGTTCTGATCCACTCATAAAGTCGCTCTTTGTTTCCGTATTCAGCATCGTCGAAGAATCGCTCCGAGCGAGTGTCAAATCCTTCGATTTCTTCGAACCACGCAAGGAATTTGCCATTGTCAGAAATAGGGTTAGTCATGTTGCCTCCAATCCGAGCTGTCCTCACGCTTAAACCAGTTAGCGAGATCCACAGGGTTTTGAGGGCCAATTAAATGGTTCGAAGGATCTGGATCACCAAGGTCTAGACCCTCCATCAATTCGTCAAGAGAATCTTTTTCCGGCTCACCTGTAATTGCCCGACGACGCGCCTTCCTTAAAATCGCTGCTGCAGAATTATTATGGTCAGCCCATTTTTGAGCCCACTGCATTTCTTCAAAGGAAACATTCAGCCCTCCTGCGATGCGGGCAGCGATATCCTCAAGGCGCAGCCTTGTTTGCGTTGAAAGCATTATGGTTTCCCAGATGGATAAGTTTTACCTTACTTTTCAGTTAGTGAAACAAATGCGTGTCTGATTCTACGCAGTAATCTTCATAAGCACTTTGAAACTTGCGTCGCACTGACAGGAAATCTTCATCATAAGAGGCTGCTGCACGAAACTCAATTGCCTCAAGCGCAGCGCAAAGTTCACCTTTAGTGAACATCATGCAAACGTCGCCGGTTTCATAAATGGCAAGCTCGTCAATGTGCCTAATTTTCGCACTCATCGCTCTTGTTCCTGGTTCTGGTTGTAATACATAGGAAAGAGTGCCGAAAGAATGGCATCAGCAGCGTTATAAACTTTTCCGCCGACAAGGCATTCCTGAATTTGATATTTTCGGAGCAGTTGATACAACTGTCGATACTCGTCCTGCGTCATAACTCTGCCCCTATTTTATCGGCGAGGTGGTTGCAGATCCCGTGTTCTCGCCAAAGAATCTCGTAATATGTGCCCTGTTCACCAAGGCTTTTCATTTTGTTGTAATGATCTCGAGCATGAGCTCGCAGTGCCTGGTGGATTCTCATCCAGTCGTCCCGGCAAAATGTTAACATGCGTAAGGAAATACCATACACATGTAACATAGTTACAGCTTGTCCGGGTAAACGGAATTGCCTTTACCTTCAAGCGATTTCACTAACAACTCAGTGTATTTTTCTTGAAAGTCAGCACCATAAGCCATCAAATTTGCGTTCAGATTGTCTCGAACTTGAAGCAGCTGCTCCCATTCGTGGTCTTCCATGGTTCAGAATACGTCGTTCGGTTGGAATTCGATGGGTCCAGCTGCCCAATTAACAAGCTGGTCACCCAAGTTTAAGGCACTTTCCGGAGAAAGCAAGATTTCTTCAAAATCTCTGTAACGAGACCGGCGCCCTAAAATGTAGTGGAAGGCGTGAATTAAGCGCCTATGCCAAGGCAGGGGCGCTAAGTGTATCTCGATTGTTAAGTCTTCCTCGTTTGCGCATACGAAGAAAATGTGCTCCGATCTGAAACACTCGCAGGAGTAGAGTGTCCTTTTCATTTTAGGTTATATGAATGACGGGCACTTGATTCTTTTTCAGCATCTGAATGTTCGCCAAATTGTCGTCAACCCATAACATTGGCTGTCCGTGTTTCTCCTGCATGTTCCTTAAATGCTCAAGTTTAATGAGCGGATCGGGCACGCCATCTTTATCCTCCGGTCGCATATATATCTCTACGGGGTAAATGCCATGCTTGTTCAGCCAAGACTCCGTAACATGCCGAAGAGATTCAGGTCGAGCAGTAGAGATAAGTAAGGGTCTTTCTAGTTGTAAAACCATGGCCAGGATGACCATGGTTGGGTTTTCTTTCAGAGTTAACAGGTTACTTTCGTCGTATGGCTCTGCGGTCAGCGTTCCGTCCACATCAAACGTAACGGGCGCTTTCATACCACTCTCGCTTGCAATCGGTCAAGGCGCATCAGCAAGGCGTTCATCTTAGTAGCTTCATTCTGGGCTTCTTGTAGTTGCCCACGTGTCACATATGTGGCGATAGTTTGGCTGTGTTGATTGCGATACGTTGTCGCAAAAGACTCAAGAGCCTGACTGATTACCAGCCACTCATTGTTGCTTAGAGTGACAGACCTCTGCAGCTCCTGCTCTTCAGTGATTATGACCAGATCCATCGCGTTCTTTAATAAGTTCTTTGGCTAGTTTGTCAGCGTTTTTTAGAATTTCATGCCGCACCCACGGACTTTCTGGATGATACCGAATACGATACCATTGCCGTTCTGACCACACTTTCAGTAGTTTAGATTGTAACACTAACCACGGAAAGATATAATCATCTAAGGCGACTGCATATAAAATACAGGCTCCAATTGTGAACCAGGTTAGTGTTACTACATTCATTTGTTTCTATTGTCAGATACAACGAGATCAGCGTCAATGGCACGGAGCCAACGGTTCAAAGTTTTAAGCAATTTAGCATCGTCCACGTTTTCCACGTCCATATTGACATTAAGGTCTGTGTCCCGAGTGTCCTCGTCGTCCGCGCGGAAGGATAAGGAAATGTAGTTTTTGTTGCTATACATTGTGTTTCTTGTAGATGTTAAGAAGTAAGAGAAACCCTTCGTATTTTGAAAGGGATGGAATCGGCTGCCAATGGCCGAGATATGCTGTAGCAAGATACCAGTCGGAATCCTTGCGATATACTCGAGCAACAGCTATGCCATCTGGCTCTTCAGCATATATGATCTCCGTGTCGTTATGGGAGACGATCCACAGTGGAGATTGGTAATGCAATCTACCTCTCTAGACGCACTCTATCCCAAAATTCGGAAGAAGGGCGCTGAGCAGGTTTTACCTCAATAGACTGTAAGGTCGCTTTGCGACGCTTGAGCAGTTCCCATAACGTTGCTTTGAGTTTAGGGTCGGCAGTAGTATTGTAGGCAATTACTAAACGTGTAAACGCTTCATCGCGCTTCGGTATCTGCAGGTTTTCCTTGTTAAGAATTTGCTCCGTCAGATCAAGAGTTTCTTTCTTCGCTTGGATTTTGTTACGGCCAAAGTTCCCAGTTGGTCTGCCAGTTGTCCGAAGTCCGTGGTTTGCCATGGCCGCAGAAGCAATTACCGTTATTTTAGGTTGTTTGTTGAGTGAATGAAAGCTATGCCCAGGATCGGAACCATGATAAGGGCAAAACAAAGAAACCCGAGAAAGACTGGGTTATTGAGCGCGTAATGAACGAAGTGAATCATACTTTAAACCACTCCACAACTTTAATTAAACCGTGGGAGTAGAATGCGAGCACAGTGAAACCAAGGCAAGCGCTAATTAAACTAGCGTTTCGATTATGCCTACGCATTGCTTCAGTGATGGCTTCGTCGATCATGCTTTGGACCTTTTGTTGCTCTAACTCAGTCATTCAGATTAGGAGGATAATGGGCGATACTGGATTTGAACCAGTGACTTACCACTTGTAAGGAGGCCACTCTACCACTGAGTTAATCGCCCGAGCTCCCCCGGCAAGATTCGAACTTGCGACCAATCGATTAACAGTCGATGGCTCTACCGCTGAGCTACAGGGGAATGG